TTAGAGCTATCGCAAAGGGTGCTAGACAGGCTTCTCCTGTTTCTATGACTAACTTTGTAGAGCCCGGTGGAACACAGATCCAAGTTGGAGCTGGTTCAGATGCAGATGACGCATACAACTCAACACACCTAATCTCAGCTTTCTATGATGCTGCTGCTGCTCTTGACGAGAAAGGCGTATCTACTGAAGGTAGAGTTGCTGTGTTGAACCCAAGACAGTACTACGAACTTATCCAAGCTGTAGGTTCTAACGGTCTTGTAAACAGAGACGTACAAGGTACAGCTCTACAGAGTGGACAAGGCATCATTGAAATTGCAGGCATCCAGATCTACAAGTCAATGAACATTCCATTCTTTAGCAAGTATGGTACAAAGTATGCCCCTTCATCAGGTGCACAAGCTGGTACTGACCTTGCAACTATTGATCCCGGTAACACAGGTGACTTCGTTTCTGTTGCTACAGAAGACGGCAGAGCTTCAGTTTCTGGTATCAACAACAACTACGGAAACTCTACATCATTCGCAAACACATGCGGACTTATCTTCCAAAGAGAAGCTGCTGGTGTTGTAGAAGCTATCGGCCCACAGGTTCAGGTAACTTCAGGTGACGTTTCAGTTGTATACCAAGGTGACGTAATCCTTGGAAGATTAGCTATGGGAGCAGACTTCCTAAACCCTGCTGCTTGTGTTGAATTGTTCGCTGGAACAACAACTAAGCCTGCTGGATTTGGTACTACATACCCAGCTAACGCTTAATTTTTTATTTTTATACGGGGGCTTCGGCTCCCCTTTTTCTTATGGCTTCCACAACTATTGATCTCGATACCGAACTATCCGCAGTAAACAGTATACTGGGTGCTATCGGACAATCACCATTAGCTACACTTAACTTTGACAATCCAGAGGTAGCTATAATTTACAACCTACTCCGTGATGCTAACGTAGACACGCAGGCAGAGGGGTGGCATTTTAACACAGAAAAGCATGTAAAGTTTGCAATAAATACTGATGGCAAGATAGCTATTGGTAATGACATATTGTCTATGGACTTACATGATAATTATACCAGACGTACAAAAGATTTGATACGTCGCAGTGGTTTTATCTATGACAAGATAGACCATACTGATGTCTTTACAGAAGACCTTGATCTAGATATTGTAAGACTATACAACTTTGAAGATCTACCTATTGTTTTCAGAAGGTACATAACATACAGAGCTTCGAGAGTAGCAGCAACTAAGCTAGTTGCAAACCCTCAGTTAGTTAAACTACTAGCTCAACAAGAAGCACTTGCAAGAGCTGCTCTCATGGAGTATGAGTGCAATCAAGGCGACCATAGTATGTTTGGATTTGACGAAGGCTCTACCTATCAAACCTATCAACCTTGGAAAAATCTTAGACGATAATGGCAAGTATCACACAAACTATCCCTCAATACTCACTAGGAATGTCAGAGCAGCCTGACCAGCTCAAGTTTCCCGGTCAGGTAACAGAGATAACAAACGCAATACCAGACATAACTAAAGGTCTATTCAAAAGACCGGGTGCTAAACGCATAGGCACTGATGCACTATCGAGTGTACAGAGTGGAGGTTCGTGGTTTCATTATTTTCGTGATGAGACAGAAGGATCTTACATTGGACAAATAGCTGCTGATGGCCAAGTCAGAGTCTGGCGTTGTACAGATGGCCAGCTTATGACTACAGCCTACGGCACTGGTGGTCAGACAGCTATCCAAAACTATTTAGCTACAAGCACACCAGAAAACTTACAGTTCTTAACAATCAATGATACGACTTTTGTTACCAACCGTGATACTACTAATGCTAACACTCTCGTTGGGACAACGGGAACTACAGATGCTACACCAGATGCTCACTTCGGGTTCATAGAACTGTTACGTACAGAAAATGGTAGACAGTATGGTGTCAATATAAACAACGGTACGACTGTTACTACACTGACACGTGCTACTAAAATAAAGATTACAGATAACAGTTATGATGAAGGTGATGGTTCAGGTCACTGCCCCGGTATAGGAACTGAAGTGTTTGCTGTCACAGCTAAAAGTAGCTATGGTTCATCAGAAAATATAACTCATGTAAAGAATAGCAGTGGTGTCGTACAAACATCAGGTAAAACTAATCTAACATTTCGTGTTACTGCACTAGGTCAGCAAGGCGTTAGCCCTAACTATAGTGCTAGTCAAAACGGCCCCGGTGGTAGTAACTACAGATGCAGCTACAATATAGAAGCTGTATTACTACATGGCGGTGAAGGTTGGGCCGTTGGCGATGTAATTAGAGTCATACCAGAGTCCGCTTCGGACGCTAACAGTTCTGATGGACAAGCATATGTAGATGTAACCGTAACTGAAATAGAAAGTACACAAGTAAATGCTACAATATCTTCTAACGGCGACGGTCTTATACGACCATCACCTACCCCTTTTGATGCTGATACAGCTGTTACTGCTGATACTATTATTGGCGGTATTATAGCTGACTTACCATCTGGTGTTACAGGTAAGCACATAGGTACAGGTATATATTTATCAAGCTCTAACCCATTTAGTGTAGAGGTTGTTGAAGAAGACTTGATGCGATGCTTTCAAGCTTCCGTAAATGATGTACAAAACTTACCCAACCAATGCAAACATGGTTACATAGTTAAGATTTCTAACTCTAGAATGTCTGATGAAGATGACTACTACCTAAGATTTGATGGTGCAAACGATAGAGACGGTGTAGGCTCTTGGTCTGAGTGTGCGAAGGCTGGCATAGCTAAGACACTTACTAACATGCCATTGGTCATACAGCGTACAGCTACAACTACATTTACTGTCAAACAGTTTACATATCAGGATAGAAGAGTTGGTGATGATACAACTAATCCGATGCCTTCTTTTGTAGGTGCACGTATAAACAAAGTATTATTCTTTCGTAACCGATTAGCACTGCTGTCAGGTGAGAATGTCATAACATCACGACCGGGAACGTTGGGAACTCCTGACTTTTTTAATGAAACAGCTTTGACTGTATCCGCTAGCGACCCTGTAGATATATCAGCTGCATCTATGTTTCCTTCAGAACTATTTGATGGTATAGAAATGAACACCGGTTTGGTAGTATTTAGCACAAACCAGCAATTTCTACTTGCATCAGATGATACAGTTTTCAACCCTGATACTGCAAAGCTACGTAGTATATCTACATTTAATTATAACGAAACTATACCGCCGATATCTCTAGGTACAACACTTGCGTATGTTGACAACTCTGGTAAGTTTAGTCGCTTCAATGAAATGGCAAACGTGCAACGTGAAGGAGAGCCAAACGTAGTAGAGGTAAGTAAAGTTGTACCTACATTACTACCAAAAGACATAGACTTACTGACAAACTCTAGAGAAAACTCTATAATATTGTTAGGTAAGACTGGCTCAGATGAAGTTTTTGGTTACAAGTATTTTCAAGTATCTGAGCAAAGACAGCAGGCTGCATGGTTTAAATGGAAACTTAACAATCCATTGACATATCATTTTATTATTAATGATGAGTATTTCTTTTTAGATAGTGATTACTACTTACAAAGCATCAAGCTAGTGCAGACTGAAACAGACCCTTCTATTGTACAAGATAATGTCGACTTCTTACTTCATGTGGATAATCATACTACTGTTAGCGGTGGCAGCTTTAACTCAGCTACAAACACCACAACCTTCAGTAGTGTGGGCTGGCTAAATACAGTCACCACGCCTAACCACGACCTAGTGGTCATTGATACAAACACTAACTCAACACGAGTTGGTAGATATGCAAAACCTACAGTTAGCGGTACAAGCTTTACGCTACCGGGTAACTGGTCTAGTGCTACACTTACGATTGGTTACATATACCCTTACGAAGTTAAGTTTCCTACATTCTACGCTACCAGACAGCAGGGTAACAACACTCGAGCTGATGTAAACTCATCACTGGTACTACATAGAATCAAGTTTCACTTTGGTAAGATAGGTCTATATGAAACCACACTTGAACGTGTAGGTAAAACAGATTATACAGAGGTATACGAGTCAACAGAACTTGATGAGTATGATGCTTCAGATGCACCATATCTCGAAGAGTTTATTAAGACTGTACCTGTATACGAAAAGAACACAAACGTAGATATAACACTACGATCATCACACCCAGCTCCAGCTACATTACGTGCTGTATCTTGGGAAGGTGACTATTCACCCAAGTATTATAAACGTGTCTAATTACATACACCCACTTACATTGGAGGCTGCCGCTCAGGTTGCCTCTAATCTCCGCTCAGATGACCA